TCACAGCTTCTTCGTGATAGCGGCCGAGCCGAGCTGGCCAAGCAGGCTCCCGAGCCCCGCAGCCCCCAACGCTGAATTCTGGTTCGCTTGCCGCCACGCATCGAGTTGCCCCTGGTATTGCCCCAGCCCCAGATTGCCGGCGGACGCATTTGCGCTGGTTGCACCGCCAAACCAGTTTTGCGCGGCATTCATCCCCGCGTTGTGCAGTTCCGCGCCCGTCGCGATATTGCCCGTGGCGGAGTTGGCGGCATTAAGCGCTGCGGCATCGGCGGCAAGCCCCGTGTTCGGCATGTTGCGCCCGAATTTCGCCGCCCCTTCGCGCATTGCCATCCCCTGCAGTTCCGTATCGCGCCGAGCCTTGTTCATTGCGCCGGCGGTATCCCTGGCCAGTCCGAGGTTGATATCCTGCGTCAATGCCTGGAATCTGCCCGAGTTCGGGTTGACACCCAATCGCCCCAACGCCCGCTGGTTCGACTCCAGCGCTCCCTGATAGCCGCGCGAGACATCCGCCGCCGCTTCTCCCGCCATTCTTTCCTGGCGGCCGGGGGAGTCGAATTCGCTCGCATCCCCGACCATGCGCGCTTCCAGCGGGGCGAAAAGATCGCGATAGATTTGCCACTGCGATTCCGCACGGCCGGCATTGGCATCGCCCAGGGCAATCTGCTGGTCGACGATTTTTTCCATCAACGGGTCCTGCTTTGCAGCGCGATTTTTCTCCCAGGCCAGCTGATCGCGCGCGACCCCGGCCATTTCCCTGGCGAGTTCCGCGTTGGACATGGCGGCCTGGCCGATAAGCGGATCAGGTTTCGGCGGTTTTGCGCTACACATTTTCGACCTCCAGTATTTTGGTTAAACCATTCTCGACATGACAGTACCCGGAAGCCGGAAGAATCTTCCAGCCTTGTCCACTGTCTTCACTGAAATATTGATTTCGCTGACCCCCAGCAGAGATTCCGTATCGCGCCGTGCCCTGTTCATTGCGCCGTCGGTATCCAGCCAGGCCAGGTTGATATCCTGCGTCAATGCCTGAAATCTGCCCGAGTTCGGGTTGACGCCCGACCGCTCTAGTGCCCGCTGGTTCGACTCCAGCGCGCCACGAGAACCACGCGAGACATCCGCCACCACTTCTCCGGCCCTTTTTTCCTTGCCGGGTAAATCGAATTCGCTGGCATCCTCGACCAGCACGCTACCAGCGGGGCGCGATTTTTCTCCCAGGCCAGCTGATCGCGCGCAACGCCGGCCATTTCCCTGGCGAGTTTCGCGTTGGACATGGCGGCCTGGCCGATAAGCGGATCGGGTTTCGGCGGTTTTGCGCTACACATTTTCGACCGCCAGTATTTTGGTTAAACCATTTTCCACATGACGGTAGCCCAGAAGCCGGAAGAATCTTTCCGCCCTGTTCACCGTCTTCACGGAAATATTGATTTCGCTAACTCCCAGCAACCGCATTGCATTCTCGACATATGTCACAAAACAGTTTGCAACCCTGCCCTTGCGTGCCTCCGGCAACAGATAAAGCGTATCTTCCGTGGCGATAAGCGTTTGCGTATGTGCGCTTTTATCCAGGTACAGGGCGCAGTTACCCAGTAATCGCGTTTCGCTTCTCAGCGTGAAAAGCACGTAGCGCCCGGCACGCTCGTAGCGGATGAATGTCTCGTAATCCGGGTTGAAGGGCAGCTCGTGCCGATGTTCTTCCGTTTCATCCCAATGCGCCCGGTGCAGAGGTTCGATTTCATCGGTAATGCCTTCAATGCGTTCAACGGAAAAGGCAAGGTCCCCGTGCTGTTCCGGCTCGATCCGTTGAATATTTTCTGCTGGTATCAGCGTGGCCAGGCGGTCTGCGGCGAGACAGATATCGGCCGCCAGCTCGGGCGTGAGAGGAAGGCCCATGTTAACCTTCAGGAGTGCAAGCAATTGATGATTGGTCATCAGCTGTCCAGTCTCGCAAGAATATTTTCAACCGCTGTGCGTATTTCATTGGTGTAAGCGTAAAGCGCCTCGCATTCCGCTTTGGTCGGGGATGCCGAGAAGGTTAATGCCTGAAATTCAGGAACCCCGATCGCGTTACCCCGTCGTCCGATGACGATTTCCAGAAGGGTCTTGAGCCATTCCGGCGTTCCGGCGGGTATGCCCGGCTTCTTGACACGGATGATTCTGTCCATGCCGGTCATGAGACCGGGTTCTAAAACCGTCCCGATTTGGGCGATTACGCCAGTCCCGCCAGGATTCACCTGCATCGAGGGCGCGGCCGCCAGATTCCCGCTGCTGAGGCTCATTGCGCTCGCCTCGCCCGGATTGGCCTGCGTGGATGCCGCCCCTGCCAGTACATGGACTTGCGTAACAGCGACAGCGATTGATGGATTGACCTGCATCGATGCAGAAACAGCCAGCACATGGGGCTGATCTATGGCTGCCACGCTGCTGACATCGGCCTGAGCGGCGTTGGCGGCAACGAGATCATTGACTGCGCTCAGTGTGATAGCGCCGGTGCTGCCGGCATTTGCCTGGATCGCACTCGCTTCGGCAAAAGCATGCGCCTGAATAATCCCTGCCGTGCCGCTGGTGTTAGCTTGCGTGGAGTTCGCACCGGATAGGCTGTGTCCGGTGGACACCGTTTCATTAACGAATGCGCCACCGGGTATCTGTGCTTGCCGCGTACCGGTTTCGTTAACGAAAGGCCCGCCCGGTATCTGCCGTTGGGTCATCTATGCGACCGTTACCAGCGGATCGACATATATCGTGTAGCTGGCTTTCCCCATGTAGACCCGCACCTGGATAAAGCCCTTTTCCTGCGGGGTGAACGTCACCGATAGTTTCTGTTTGTTCGGGTTTGACAAGCCAGATGTTGTCCATGTGACCGCGCTTGACGACTGCGCCGCCGCTGAGGCCAAAACATCTGATTTTGAATCGCTTATTGTTGAACCGAGCGGAAATCCCGAGGTTCCCAATTGCTGGACCTCCAGCCACACTTCATCGTCATTCAGCGCGGTCGTGCTGTCATGGACGATCTCAACCGTTGCGGTTAGCGGGCTCCCCACAGTATCGTTCCAGCGCACAATCGCCGGCGTGCAAAACCGGCCCGATAAAAAATTACAATTTGCCGTACTCGTCAACTTCCACGACAGCGGGGTCGTGCCATCGCTTGCGCCGCCAGATCTGACTATCGTCGTTTCCTGAATCAAATCCCCGGCAAAGTCTGAGATCCATATCCGGTAATTCGTATCGGCTGAGTCGCAGTTGTACATCGCTGCACGGAATGTCGCCAGTCGGGTGCCTGTCGCGAGCAGGCCGGACCACGGAGACGGTGAAGCTGGCAGCTTGCAGTTAATAAAAGTTATATCCAAGCCATTCGCGATCAGGCACAGGTTCGCCGCTGCGGCAAGGCCTGACAGATCAACATTTCTGATGACCGCCACAGCAGCGCTCGCAGTTGCGCTTGTAAAGAGCGAAGTCACATCTGTGCCCCCGGCGACAATGCTTCCACCGTCCCATTCAAAGAAACCGCCGTTTACTGATATTGCCTGACTTGTGTGTGCAAACTTAACAGTACAATCTTTCCACTTCACAGAGGAAATGATCGATCCGGAGGCATTCACGGCATATATACGGTTACCACTGTTTGATCCGCCGAGCCGGAAGCTGCAAGCCTCATAAATTTGTCGATCCCTGTCCCCATTGCCAATACGAAAAATAGCAGCATTATTGCCGTCTCCCGCTGCGAATGTAATTCCGTAAAAACGGGCATGTCCACTGATATTTATGTCACTTGCGCCCGTTGTGGATACTGTTGCGGTAGCGGCCAGCGAGGTAGGAGGTTCTGCCGCATCATTGCCACACAACACCTGTACCGGATTGGAGATTGTTCCCGCAAGCGTGATTGTCTGCGCGGTGGCCGCAGCTTCGGCATGAGCCTGAGACAGAAATATTCTGTCTCCAGCAGTATCGATAGCCACAACCCCGGCGAGTGTCGCTTTAGCTAAAGGCCACGTTGCGCCGCTATCCCCATCGCTGCCATCGGCGGACCTGACGTAACGGTCTGTCATGCGACACCTGTCATCGCAGGGCAAGCGACAGGCATCCCATCCGTATCCAGCCCGATAGCGGCAAGATGCTCGTGCTCATGCGCGAACCCAAGGTGGCCGGGATGGCGCTCACGAACCCGTATGCGACCATCACCCTGTGCAGAGTTGATCCGGCTAGATATGGCCGGCATGGTCATGTCGGTTGATTGCTGGTGTAAGTGAGCGCCGGAAAGTTGACCGTGTTGCCGCTGGTCACCACCTGATCGCTGGTTTCATCCGTCACCCAGAGCACCTTGCTCACGTTATCGGTGAAGGCAATGTGCAGATCCGGTGTTGCGCCCGAGTTTGCGGATGCCGTGCTGCTCTTCGCGCCCGTCGTGCAGACGCGCGGGTTATTGGCCGAGCCTGACAACGTATAGTCGCCGGACGCCATCGTGACCGTACAAACGGCATTTGCGACGACCGTGGCGTAACTGTCTCCCGCCGTATAGGCCTTGATCAGGATCATGCGCGTAGCATTGTTCCTGATCGCGTTCAACCCGCCGTCAAGAACATCGGAATGTGCCCATTTAGTCATTTGAGTCCCCCAATAAAAAACCGCTCGAACGAGCGGTTTGGTTAAGCATTCAGTTGAGTTTGTTTCTTGTGCCCGGCAGCAGGCTTGCTTCAACAACGAAAAGGAATAGCGAATTTATCAATACGCATGTTTTCGCGGAAATTTCGGTCAAGCCTGCTTCAGCCCATCCATGGTCTCAGCGAGCACCACTCCCGTCACTTTCACGTTGCCGGATAATGCAATCTCCACGTTATCGGACTTGTAGCCGCCCGGGAGCCGGAAAGCACGGCAGCTCTTGACCTGTCGGGTAAACTTCAGCACGCCATCCGCCCACAACTGGAATTGCAGCGAGTCAATGGAGAGGGGCGGAATCGCCTGCATTTCATCACCGTCAATCTCGTATTCGCCCAGGTAAGGATCGGCAATTCCGTCATTCATTATGCCCGCAGCAACAAGCGCCTGGTTTGCGGCAATCGCGGCGGCATATGATGCGCTGGCAGAACCGGATTCCTCCTCCGACATCTCGAAATCCGCATCGACCTTGGCCGCGCCGTAGTTCAGTGGCGGCTGGCTGATAAACCTCTTGCTCTTCCATTCATAGGCAAGCTTGGTGCCCGCATCTCCTTCCCATTGGTATATCTTTTTATCCGCCGCCACGTAGAGTTTGCCGGTCCATGGATCTGCCCATATGGCGGTTATTTTCTGGTTCACCTTGACGAATGACGCGTTCTCGGCCTTATCGATCACGAACATGAGCGAGCTGTCATCAACAGTGTAGCCGGCGTAATACCGGTTATCGGCGGATGCGGCAATGAACGATTCGGGATTAAGCTCAGCCCACTCTTTCTGCGTGAACAAGTCTTTGGTGACGATGTCCGTATTCATTCCGGCGATCACCAGCCCTTGCGGCGCCGGGTATCCTACGCCGAATGCGAAACTCGCCATGCCGCGCTTCGCCATGCACGGCCACGCCACGCCCAGTTTTTCCATACCGCCGCCCATGGTCACAGGCTCAACGCCGGTAATGGTGAAAGGGTTGCCCCGGGTCATGCCTACCAGGGTCGTGGCGGTGATCCCTATTGCAACGATGTCCTGATCGTAGGTTTGACGATAGGTGGCCGGCCATGCGTAAGGCTTGAACGGTTCCGAAAAATGCACTTCGTTTCCGGTGAAGCCGGCTGCAATCCCGTTTGCCAGAATGACAATGCCCTTCATGCCGGCTGGCGGCATGGCCCATGACGCGGAGGGAAGCACTTCTCCCAGTGCGGCATTGGTATCGGAGGTCGTATCGCTGTATGTCGAGGTTATGGCAGTGATGGTGGCAATGTAGTGGTACTCGGTACCCGCCGGGGTCGTCAGCGTGCGGTAAATCCGCTTGTTCATCCCGGTGGTATTGTGTGGCGCCATGCGTGCCCAGGTGCCGCCTGCAATAAAAGTTTGAGTGGTCGAAAGCGATACGGCCACCTTGCGTGTTGCGGGGTCCACGCTCACGAGGATGAATGTGGCGTTGAGGTCCGTCATGCCGGTCACAGTCGCAAACGTGACGGTTTCGCCAGCGCGCAATCCAAAAACCGAATCAAGCGTCACCTGGGCATATCCGGCCGACGGCGTATCCTTCACCGCGGCTGATACCGCACCGGAATTCGGCGGCGCGGCGTCCATGGCGGTCAGCGCCCAGGTAGCGTCAACCTTTCCGGTTATGACAATCGAAGGGGGAGATGGCGCAGACTCTTCTCCCCATTGCGTGACGAAAGTATATACGTAGGAGCGAGTAACACTGACCCCCGCACCGCCAAAGGGCGTCACGGCCGCCGCGGTAACCGGGGGCGTCACCCCCAGCACATAGCAACCGGACGGATAAGGCCCGGCACCCACGGTCGCCATGTCGTAATCCGATGCACGAGGCTCGCCGTCGCCGGTGTAATAGAACCGTCTGGCGGTATTGCCGGCAACAGGGGAACGCGCCACGTCCACGTCCTTATCCCATGCCAGCCATTTTTCGTTACCATCCTTCTCCATGCGAAACATGGATTTTATGTCATTGCCGATGACGGGCGAAAATACATGCAGCGAGCCATTCCTTGGACGCAAGTCGCCGGATGTCAGGTTGCAGTTCGTCGCAACCTGCGCCTGATTCGGCGCAAGCAACTGCTTTGCCAGCCTCGGCACAAGCCCGGAAAACCCGGCGATTCTGAATGCGGTCATTATCCTAGATCCGGCAACTGGACACGGTGGGGTGCAATCCGCTCAAATGAGCGGTCAGCCACTGGATTCGGGATTCATGCCACCCAATGATTGGAGCGATTTTTTCCCCTCGCATATGGCTCGTTCCTCTGCTCGTCTTTTTACCAGGCCCGGCAATACTTTCCTGCCTGGTCCGTATTTGAACGCCTCGATGCGCTTGCAGGCTTCCGCATATTTCCCGGCGTTGATCAGATCAATCAGATTGGGCGGCTTCCCCGGCTTTGCCTTCTTGCAGAATGTGCCGACGCCGATGTTATAGGCGAGCGACACATACGCCTCATACTCATGCTGATACAGCGGCGCGGTCACGCACTTTTTCACCCCGGCCGCGTAGACGCCCTCGACTTCGTCGAGTAACCGCACCAGCGAACGAGTGGGCGTGGTCCTGTCACCCATCCTGACACCGGCGGTCGTTCCAAAGCCGATAGTGGGCACATCGCCGGGTGCGGGGATATAGGCCTCGTCCTTGTAGTCTTCATGCAAGGCGATTCCGACGAGGGTCGACGCCGCCAGCACCATGACCGCAATCGTGGAGCGAACCTGCGTGGGAGACGGATTAATCATTTGGCATTCTCCTGGAGGCAGTCAAGTTTCGCTTTTATGGTCGCCTTCAAATCGCCGGCATCGAGATTCGCGCAGGGCGAGACGTCGGATGTGGATGGCGCCACCGGCCTGGGTTTCAGCTTGCGCCCCTCGGCCCGGCTTTCCGATGCTTCGGGATTTGCCTCGAGAGTTTTCACGGGATTTGCCACCGGGGGGGTGGACTGTTCAACAGCATGATCATCTATGGGTGCAGGCGTGAATATGGTGCAGGACGCCAGAAACAGGACAGCGACGAGGTACCTCATTGTTTTCTCCCGCGAGGCCACTGCTCGATGATTCTATCGAGCTTTTCGTTAAACTCCTTCATCGTTTCCCGCTGCTCGACTCTTACGGATTTGATCTCGTCGCTCAAACGCTCATTGGTTCTCTCCTGATACAGCTCTCCGCGTTTCAAGCTGGCGATATCATTCTGCACCGCGTTGTAAGTCGCCACACCGGATGCAAGCAGACTGGCTATTGCGATAATCCCGCCGAAGGATAGCGTGGAAGTGGATGGGCCGCGCCGCCGCTCGGGTTTGTGATCGCTGTCAGGATCCTGGCTTGCCATGTCAGAACAGGTTCCACAAGACTACGATCACCATTACCGCAGCGACGGCGAGCAGGATCGCGCCCGTCCACTTCGAAGCCCGCAGCTTGTCGAGAAATCTGTCCGCGCCTGCATCAACCGCCGCATTTTGCTTCTCGATTTCTTCCTTGATACGCTTGCGCTGGAACTGGGTCATCATGAACCTCCAATAAAAAAGGCCGCATATGCGGCCTTGTTGAACATCGTTTAAAAAGCGTCTTTAATCTCTGCCACCGTGGGTAGTGGACAGCACAGACGGCTGCGATGCTGCTGCCCAGCGATCAACTATCCACTGGAAAGCTGTAATGGCCTCCAGAGGGGCGTTTGCCGCAGTGTCGTACTCGATATGCCCGCTCATGCCATTCCACTGTATCGCACGAATTTCCGGCGGTAATGCGGACAGATCGACCTGCCGGAACAACCCATCCACCCCGACCACGCCATCGTCCCGAATGATCGTTATTCGCATGCCTTGCCCTCCCCTTGCAATAGCTTTTGTTGTGTTGCCACGAATAATGCCTCCTGCACCTGTTGCGACTGCGCGCTCCGCTTCACCATTTCATTGCGGAATGACTCGGTGGCCGCCACCCCCTTGCGTGATTCGTTGGCTGTATTGATCATCAACGCGGGCATCCAGGCAATGGCGCAGCCCCAGTTGCCGGTTTCCTCGCCGGTATTCATATCGACCCCGCGTACCTGCACATACCAGGGGCAGCGGTAAAGCATGGGTTTTCCCGCCTCGATCTTGATCTCCTCGCACTTTGCCCCGAGCGGACAATCGGCAATCCGGGTCTCCATTAATTCTTGCTCGCCAGGATCATGTCGATATATTGCACAGCGAGGTTAATGGCGGTACCCGTGAATGCATGATTATGGGAACCACCGCCACCGGTGCCTCCATCTGTCGATGGGGTTCCTTGTATGGATCCCCCGCTACCCCCACTAGGGTTCGCCCCTGCGCCAGCAGTGTTATACACAGACAGTCCATGCGTATGCCAGGGTATTTGGGCCGCCGTCAGTGTCGTTGCGCTATTCGAACCGGTAACCGCCTGCAAGGCGAAAGCGCTGGTAAACGCCACCGATCCGCCCGATCCGCCCCCGGTCCCGCCGACGATCCGCATTGCCTTGTTGTGGTGCGTGGTTACCTGCGTCCAGCCGACGGGTGCCGCAGCCTGAAAAAATGCCATGACAGTGCCGGATGGAATCAGCGTAGCCGCAGCGGCCCCCAGCGTCGTACGCGCCGCCACCGCATCCGTATCATCCAGCAAGGTTCTGGCAAACTCGCTCAGGCTGGTCAGCGCGGCGGCGCCCTCACCGGGGAAGTACGGCAGGGTATCGGCGGATGACGCAAGCCCGCCCAGGGCGATGAGGTTGGTATTGGATAATGACTCTTCCAGCGCCGCGCGGGTGATACCCGCCACAAAATAATCGCCTGCCGCCCAGGTTCTGGCCGTGGTGCCGTCCAGTCCGCGTCCGCCTGCGGCGATGGTGAAGCTGTCCATGCTGCGGATGTCGATTTTCACGATTTCCCGGTTACCGGAAGCATCCTTGAAGGTTCCATAGAAATAATCACCCGCACCGAGTACCGGAAAGAAAATACCTTTACCCGCCTCCACCGTGAAATTCAAGCCTGCCGTTCCATCTGGGGCGGAACCGACTTTCGCCTTGCCGAAATTTGAAAACTTGAGTCCCATTCCCATCCCCCGTTTTACTTATCTTCTGGCCATGATCGTGGTTCGCAGCGGAGCACGCGTGTAGCTTCTGGCCACGCGCATGCCCGCCGCCGCCGTGCTGATGCCGAATTGCCGCTGGTGGTGGGTGGCGAGTTGCGCATTGGTATAGGGCTTTTCAGGCGAAAGCATAAGCTGCGCCAAGGCGCCATGAATAATGGATTCCCGGAATTCATTGAATAACGCATCGTCGATTCCCGTGCTGCTTGCGGATGGTTTTAGTGCTACCACCATAGTCAGGATTCCGGCCGTATCGGGGATCGGCACCAGTATGGCCACCGTTGCACCGCCCAGAACATAGAGTGGCGTACCTGACTGATTGCGCCAGTTCTGGATGGTTATGCCGGATTCTCCCGCATGGGTCTCGATTTCCTCTCCATTCAGTACCGCATGGGTAACGCAATGCACGGCGGCGCCCGCCGGTGGAAGGAAGGCGTACTCCGCTGTTCCGGCTATTACCGGGATATCGGGATGGTTAAACCGCCAGGCCAGCGATTGTTCGCAAAACACCATGGCAGATTGACGCAGGGCGTTATCAACCATCACGAACGGGCAGCCCGGCAGACCCGGCATGACCAGGTCATAAAAATCACTCCATGGCTTCATAATGCCGCCCCTGAGGCAAAGAGCTGCATGAACATGGCCGCGCGCCCGGCGTTAATGTATTCATCGTCAGTCATCTCAGCTCTTGCCGTGACATAATCCGCCAGGATTTGCACGTACTCGCCGGAGAGCGGGAATACATCGGTGAGCAAGTGTTCGCCGTGGGGCGGGTTGTCAAATCGACCTGCGAACAGATCCGGGCGCCGCATGAAGATTTGCAGCATTCCGTGATTGGCAAACGATAATAAAGCGGCATCCGGATACCGGTCCTTACCCGCATCGTTGAGCGGAATTCGCGCGAGATCGACGGCGGACTGATAGGTAAAGGCCATCATTCACCCCATTCAACCTGATGGTGCCTGGCAAACAGGTCGATGAGCTTGTGCCGGATAACGCCTTCATTCTGGCGTTTGTCCAATCGTTCGTTGTAATTACGCGCGGCGTACTCGACCATGGCTTTTTTGTCCATGGCATGGAAATCAACCACCGGCAGCGGCTCTTCAACCGATTTCTCCTCCGGCGCCAGCCCGATTGGCTCGTCTACTTTAAGCGCGCATGGTGCTTCTTCCTTTTCCCGCGCCCAGGTATCGGAAAACGCTAAAAGCCTTTCGGCGACCTCGGCGGTTACGTTTCTGACTTGTCCCGGTTCCCAGTGCAAACCAACGTTATTGATGCTGTCTTTTTTAACGCAGGCGCCTACGTATTTCACTTGAGGCATATCAGGCTCCATAAAAAAAGCGATCCAAAGATCGCCTCATTACTGCTGTTTGCTATTAAAGTCGCTTTTCAGCGTTGTGTGATTGCCAGATACTTCCTGGTGACCGACAAATCATCCACCGCGCCAATGTTGGGCGGATTATAAAACTGCTTTCCGTAAAAATCCTTTCCTCCCACATAAGTTCCCGTCCTTTTGACGGTTACGGTCTGCGGTCGATAATGCGCGTCGACTTTCGCATTGCCGTCAAGATGGGTGTAATTTGTTGCTTTGGCATACGCGAGGACAGGGGTGGAACCAGTGGACTGTATAAGATTGTTCATTGCCACATTTTTGGTACCGAGAAGCTCTATGGCTCTCTGATGCGCCATGATCGTATTCTGCCTTGCATTAACCGTCGCACCCGATGTGCAGCCTATCCCTATCGTATTGCCACCCTGTCCCATCACAATATTGCTGTCGATATCCGCGGTACTTGTAGCACCCAGGATATAGATGCCTTTATCCCCGATGAGCTTATTCCTGCGGATCTTGACGCCAGTCACAAAATTCACCGATAACGCTCCCGCCCCTTCCGCATTGCCGATCAATTCGCAATCTTCAACAACAATATCGCTCGCAGAAATCAGAACACCTGTTCCGAGCACCATGGGCTGCTTCTGGGTATTATTCGAATGATCGAGCAGGCATCTGCGCCAGCGGGAATTAGACCTGCAATAATGATGCGCGATGCAATCGCCCAGACCTCCACTGGTATTATTGATTCTTCTGACTACGATATCTTCGCCTGTTACACTGCCGGCATGGCATATCCCATCGCCAGCGCAATCCTCAATCAGAATATTGTTATATCTCACGCCTGACCCTTGAATCCAGATTGCAGCCAGGTCATACGCATAAATATGATGAATATACAGATTCTTTAACTGGACAGCAGTTACAAAATCCACTTTCTGATCGACGGTTCCGGTGGAGTGCCCCTCATAAATTCCATAATTCTGGCAGTTGTAAACCTCGAAGCCATCCATCAGAACGTTATAGCGATCCTGCATGTTAATGCCTATGGTATTCCCATTGCCATTGACCCTTGCCGCACCCTGAATGCCGGTGATGCGCTCACCTGTCTGGGCACGGTAAACGCCCATTATTATCGGCGCCGTAGCGCTTGCGCCATTCCTGCTGCATCCGATGGTTCCGGTAAAAATAGTACCCTGTTTTTGCAAAAGAACATCGCTGCTGCCTGCGCCTGCAGCGGCCCACGCGCTGCTCCAGGTATTGAACGGAGAGGCAAGGCTGCCCGTACCATTCGTTGATGCTGTGGGATCTACACAGTATGTAGCCATTATTCAGTATGGTTCTGTAATTGAGGAAATACACCGCCAGTGACCTTGATTTCTTGACCCGATTTCCCGAGAAATCGAGCAAACGGAGGAGTTCCAGCAAAATCTTGCAAGAACTCCCCGTAAAAATCATATGACAGTCATGGTTGGATTTCCTGGGAGGAGCCGATTATCCCCATTGCGGGTTCAATTACTTCGTGGCAAACGATAGCTCATCCACCGCTCCGATATTGGGGGGATTGCTAAACTCACTACCGTAATAGTCCTTTCCTCCAAGATAAACACCGGCCCCTTTCACTGCGGGCGTTTGCGGGCGGTAGAACAGATTGAGCGCGGGGTCGCCCTCGACATTGGTATAATTATTCGCTTTGGTATACGCGATAATCGGCGAAGGACCGGTAGAGTAGACGATGTTATTTTTCGCCATGTTGTTAGTCCCGGTAAGCTCTATACCCCTTTGATGGCCGATAATAGTGTTATGCCGTGCATTGACCGTTGCACCCAATGTGCAACCAATGCCAATGGTATTTCCACCCTGTCCGATAATGATATTGCTGTCGATATCGGCAGAGCTGGTGACTCCCAGAACATAGACCCCCTTGTTCCCGGTGAATTTATTCCTGCGGATCGTAACCCCGGTTACAAAATTTACCGATACCAGCCCAGCCCCTTCCGCACTGCCAATAAATTCGCAGTCTTCAACAACAATGTCACTCGCAGTAATCAGAACGCCCGTTCCGAGCACCATGGGCTGCTTCTGGGTATTATTGGAATGATCAAGCGAACATCTGCGCCATACGGAATTGGATCTGCAATATTGATGCGATATGCAATCACCCAGACCTCCCGCGGTGTCGTTGATCCTCCGGATAGTGATGTCTTCGCCGATAGCGCTGCCGGCATGGCATATGCCATCACCGGCACAATCCTCGATCAGAATATTGTTGTATTTAACGCCTGAACCCTGGATCCAGATTGCGGCCAGATCATATGCAAATATATGATGCACATATAAATTCCTAAACTGGATAGCGGTCACATAGTCGGCCTTTTGATCCAGGGTTCCCGTGGGATGTCCTTCGTAAATCCCATAGTTCTGACAATTGTAAATCTCGAAGCCATCTATCAGTATGTTGTAGCAATTTTGCAGGCTGATGCCGATGCTACCGCCATTGCCATTGATCTTCGCTGCCCCTCTTACCCCCACGACACGTTCTCCGGTAATGGCGTTATAAACGCCAACAACAATTGGAGCGTCGGCGTTTGCGCCATTTTTACTGCATCCGACGGTGCCGGTGAAAGTCGTGCCCTGTTTTTGTAAAAGTACATCGCTGCTACCAGCGCCAGCCGCGGTCCAAGCGCTGGTCCAAGTATTGAAGGGTAGGCCGAAACTGCCCGTGCCATTGCATGGAGCAGTCGGATCTACGTAATATGTGGCCATAATTTTTATTCCTATAAAAAAATTTAACAACGAATAATAAGCTGCCGCCCTTAACTGAATTGCATACAGACGGCTAACCTGCTCAGTCTCCCAGGAAATGCAGAGCCCGGTAGTACTCCAACACCAAACTATCCCCGCTACTCGCCCTCTGCCCGATGAGTTCGACAGTGTTGGTCACGGAGAAATCGATTGTTGCAACTGCTGGAAAACCTGCTCCGGCAGAGAAATAACCAGAATTTGCAGAGTACGGAAGAATCTGCGAATTCAGGGAATTCCGGTTTATCATTACCCACAACGGGGCCTCCGCCATGGCGGTTGTGCGCGTCACGTTAAACAGCACGGTCCCACCTATGGCAATTCTCAAAAACTTGTTGTTCGCGCTGCTGGTGAATGTCCATAGCGGTTCAATCTGCAGGATACTGTTAACCCCCAGCGTTCCGGCTGGAATGGGAAATGATGCGAGTACCTCATTGATACCGGCTGAAGTGCATGGTGCCGCAACCGCCGTACTGGACAATACTTCGATCGAGCGCGAGATTATCGGGTAGGTATCGCCGGCGTTTCCCACCAATCCACCGATGTCGCCGAATGAATCCGTGGTTAGCCATACGTCAGAGGCCGCCTCTACCCAGGAGTCCGGATATGCCAGCAGTCTTTCCGCGTCTCCAAGGGTCATATTCCGCGTTTGGCCCGGTTCCCAGCTCATCAGCGATCCGGGTATGGAATCCACCTTACGAACCGTTCCGATATACCTTACCAGTGGCATTTCGCCTCCTCAGACGTACCAGGCAGCCTCTTTTCTGCTTTTGCATAGACGCCACCTGGTATTGTTTGCGATGATCTGACTTACTTGATTCCTGCCGCATCGCCCTTGACGATCGCGGTTACCTTGCCCGCTGCGAATGTTGCCGCTGCCGCCGAAAGCGTGATGGTCAGAAATACCGGTTTCTCGAACTTGATTGGCTGAAATGCCAATGAAGTACGCCCGGCTGTATTGAGAAAGGTTTTTCCTGCCGCGGCAAAATAGTCATCGACGGCTGCAGGCCCATCCGCCGCATTGAGCGGCGCATAGCCTACCTTGCAGGCGATAGTTGGGGAAACATTCGAATCGAGATCATCATTGACGATGTCAACGTCAGTCACATCCGTGCCGGCTGGAATGATGACGGAACGATAGATGTCACCCACGGCGCCAGCGGTCGGTGTCACCGAGCCATAAACGACGGTCGTATTGCCATATCCCCCCATGTGACGCGATTTGCTGTACAAATCCGGTGCATTGAAAGTAGCCATGGTAAAAAACTCCTTGAGAATGAATGGACGTGAAGGCAGAGGAGCGTTGAAAAGACTCCGTTTATCTGTCCTGGATTAAAAAGCTGCGGAATTAAAGAGAAACGACGGAATCGACCGCAATTACGCCGAAGTCGGTCGGTACCTTCGTGCCGGTACCGTCATTGATCGACAGGCGTACTTTGCCCTTGCCGCATACCCGCTCACCCATGACCTCCAGATTGCTCTCAAAGTTGTACCAGTGTTCCTTCCAGCCGAACTGCATGCCGCTGACCCCTGTTTTGCCGTAAGCCACCCCAAGTGCTTGCGCACCCAGCAAAAGGCCGCGCTCGACGGCATAACCGGCGCTCAGCGAGGCATTGATGGCCTGGTCGGTTTCGGCTGCGGTCGCCGCATTGGCGGCGGTGACGACTTTCGTGTTTTCGCCGGGCAGAAAACGAATGGCCCGCTCGTTTTTTATTACCAGAATACCGTTCCACATGCCGGCCTCACCGGCAAACAACGGATGGCGGGTATCCAGATAGGCGGCGCGATTCACGGCGTTCTGCTGGAATGCCCGCAGAGAGCCTTCGGCCAGCAATATCGAATACTGGTTCGGCGTGGCGAGAAATACCCACATTTTCGACGTCTGTGCCGCCCGGTCGCCGGCAAGCTTCACTGACTGCAAGGGCTGGTCCATGTCGTCCAACCGCTTGCGCAGATTATCCAGATGCATCAATTTGAATTGATCGGTGGAAACGATGGACCCCAATTGCTGCCCACCGGCGGTAAGGTTGGCGCCGTTCACGACGAAATGCCGGTTATAGGTCGGTGCCTTGACCGGGTTTACCATAACCGAAGCGAAATTGGCGCTGCTCTGGAGCGGTATCGTCCAATCCGTGCCGATCTGCGACCCGCGCGAGCCCGCCAGATGCACCAGCGATTCCTGCGTATCGAAGCGCGGGAAATAACCGGATAGCTGCGCCAGCGCGATCTCACGCAGGTTATGCTTGGTGCGTTGCTGCGACATGCTGCCGCCCGCATCGATCACCTTGCTCGCCAGATCGATCTTGATTTCCATCGAAGAAAATGACAGCGTGTCGCCCTTGCCTTCGCGATTGATATCTCCCATCAACGGTTCTCCGCTGACGGTATCGACCAGATCGAGCGTAACGATATCACCGGCATTTTTCATCAGATTGTCAATCCTGACGATCGGCATGCCCGGTTGCGTCTGCCCGGCGATCTTCTCCATCGCGGCGGATGGTTCCACCGGCCCAGCCAGATTCTCCATCGCCGATGCGCCCTTCAGGGTATTGGCAAAAAGTGCGGCGCTATAATGTTTCACCGCAATCGAGCTGCCGCTTGCTACATTGGTTTCAGCCATTTCATATATCCTTAGTCAAGTTCGGATCTCAAGGCTGCCGCCTGTTGCGAGGGCATCTTCATCAATTGCCTGGCCAGTTCATGCGGACTCAGGTTCTCGAGTTGCTCACGCTCGGAAGCGGGGTTTACGCCTCCTTGAATATCCGATAGGGTTGTGGGTTTCCTGGCCGGCGCGCGCTCAAGCTTTGCTTTTGCTTCGGCTTTTGTTTGCTCGGGATCGGTTTGTTTCTTTGGTAATGAAGCTTCTGGCATAATCGCCCTGACACGCCGGACAACTTCCTCAAATCTTTCGGAATAAGGCTTTGCAGCCCACTTGCCGCTCGTTCTCAGAATCTCATCCTGTTTGATGGCTTCATCCCACGCTTGCGGATCGTTGCTTTCCCAGTACACCAGATCAGAGTTATTGTCCTTGGCCTCGGCTACCTGCTCTTCAATGCGCAGTTGTCTCGTACGATCGGATTCCTCCTTTTCGCGTTTCAGTTCCGCAAGTGTTTTTTCAAGCTTTTCGCCTTGCCTGCGGCTTCCTTCAAGAACAGCGCTAACCACCTGGTACAGCTCGGGCATGTCTTCCTTGATACGCTCCAGGTGCACGTCGATGGCTTTATCGGCCAAGGTGATGCCGGCACCTGTTGCGTTTTCCTTTTGCTGCAGAAGCGCCTCCAGTTTTTCAGCCGCTTTGTTGCTTTCCAGCCGTGCGGCCTGTAACTGTTCGCGTAGCGCCGAGTTCTCCACCCGCAGTTCCTTGTGCTTCTCATAAGGGATCACGCCTTTGCCGCTCTTGTTCAGAACGACCGGCATATCCTCCCCCACGGCGGACGGCACACCACTGGTCGAGTCATTGAGCGCGTTCCGCTTCTCCTCCTGTCCGGGCTCGTCTTTTGCCCTGGTTTTTTCCTCCTCCTTCTGATTGCCCAGAATTTCTGAGAGACGGTCCGGGTCGCTCTCCAGCATCTCGATCTGTTCCGGCGTCAGATTTGCAATTTGTTCATCCGTAAGCTGATCTACTTCCATCGCCGTTTTCTCCTACTGCTTAACCCAGTGAGCGGGCCGCCCGGGTATGAGCGGGTTGATAAAACTTCGGTATTGCCGTAAGCGCGCTTGAGTTATCCGGAAATCCGGATAACTGAGTCTGGCAGTCCGGGAACGAAAAAGCCGCTCGAAAGCGGCTGGGGAGCGGGTGGATATAGGATGGGCGCGTTTGATTCTCCGGCTTGCTATCTTGAGCAGGCCCGCGGAATCCGTATCAATTGATAATCTCTTCCGCCACAGAGTCCTTTATATCGGTATCCAGTAGCGCCGCATGAAAATCTCTTTTCTTCATGATCATAAGATAATCATTTAATATTATTAAATATCTTCATGTTTAATATAATGTTATTCATATTTTAGATCGGCATTCGGATGACTCTTTACCGCCTGAGTCATCACTTGGAGCTATTGCTGCGTGGCAGCCTGGAATGGTTGGCGCATGACGAGTGCCTGCTGATCCTCTCCTATACCACCCGCCCTGCGCAACTGATCAGCCAGTTCATGCCGGTTCGGCACATCGGATAGTTCCAGAATGGCCGGATACAGCACGGCCTGGTATGCAGGCGGTGCCGCCTGCACGATCTGGGTGAAAGCTTGCAGCTGCTGTGCCCTGAAACTCGGCGTAGCCGGTATGTCTTCCAGCACGATCCTGACCTGGGCGGTCTCGATATCGTTCTCGATCACAGGGCCGGAATGGGTCATGACTTCGCGGTTGAAATAAACCGTCTTCTGTTTGTTGCCCCGCTTCACCGCTATGGCCGTCTGCCTGCCCAGCAAGTCATACTTGATGAATGCCAGAAGCTGTTGTCCCACCAGCCGCCGGGCATAGCGGAAATTATCGTTGGGTTCCGCCAGCACGGTGGAGCCCTGCTCCACCAGATTGTTGATAGCAACACCGCTCGCGGCCTGCGTCGATGCACCAAGCATTGCCCGGTACACGCCGCTCACCGCTTCAATCCTGTGCTTGCGCTCTTCCACCAGTTGAAACACCTGCGCGGCCAACGCATGCTCGCGCGTCACCTTGAATCCGCCTGCATTCCTGCGCTGGGCATTCAGAACGGTCATCGAGCGCAGGCTGCTGATGTTGTGCGCAACCTCCTGATAGGTATTCTGGCTCAAATCGAGCGCATCGTTATCCACTTCGACTTTTACCGAATTCAGGACTTCGTACAGCAAAATATCCAGATCGAGGATCTGATCCTGCGGTCCCCGCATATCGCGAATCAATCCATACGGTACCCGGCTGCGGTCCTTGCGGAAGCACCAGAACGGGACATAGGGAAAATCACGATGCGGCAGCGGGCTGGGTACATCCATTAATTTGTGCGGTCCCAGCCAGATTGCCACGCGCATTCTCGGCAGCACGGATCTCTGAACGTGCACCAGGCCAGCGCTGAGCGCTGCCTCATGGTATGGATTATCTTCGCGGTATTCAATCGCCTTGCCGTCGGGCAATACCAGAACGTAGGCATCCTCGAAATGCCGGTACCACAGCTCGGATAAACGTACCATGCCCGAGTTGCGGTTGAGGTAATCCTCCTGGCTATGCCCCCACGTCTGGCCCCATGCCTGCTCGATTTCGTATGCTCTGGCCATGCCCGTATCGGCGCCGTCGTATATATCCAGATTATTCCAGCCGTTCCAGCTATTGCCGATAAGCGCCTGCTGTTCTGGAAACGTCCTCGCCACCTGCGCACGGTCAACCCACTTGTCGCGCCTTAAATAGCGCGCATCCGACAGATCCGGCTCCTTCGACGTCCAATCCCACCAGATTTCGTTGCGATGAATCTCCCGCACCCGGTACGGATACCTGAGCGGATCGAATTCGCGTGAGACCTCAACCCATCCGACGCCTGCCCGGATCATGCTGGAATAAGCGTCAGACATTGCCCTGTCCGCCCTGGATTCCGCTTCGACCTCCTTGATTTTCGCAGAGAACCCCTCGGCAATCTCGGCCTGCTGCTCATCGTCGGACGTGATCTTGTAATCCGTGCGGCTGCGCGCCTCGATCCCCAGCACGGCATTGATGGTCGGCTTGATCAGATTCGAATCCTGCGGTGGAATACCCGCCTCTTTCAGGCGCCGGATTACCTCGACGCTGGTCTGCGCGCCGTCGTAATAATCGCAATCCGTATCCGAATCCAGACGCCACTTCGGCTGATTGCGAATATCCCGGCAGATCCCGCTGTATGCCTCGACCGATATGTCCGCCGCTATCTCCGCCGTATCCACCCTGCCAGTATCCAGGATCATGCGCGCCAGCCTTTCATGCTGATGCCGCGCACACTACCGGCCGGCTTGTCGTCTTCGGTGGACACGGCAAAGTAGCGGAATGCGTCCGCGGCATGGCTATGGTGATCGTGCAGCGGCCTGCCACTGAGCTGCCTTGTGGCCGGATCGACATCGAACCGGTAATGCCGCAGGCTCTGCAGTCCTTCCGCACACTTCGCTTCATCGAAATAACAACGGTTGAATATCGTTCTGGCAGCGTTGATGCCATCGGAAATCGAGAGATTCGGCACTATCCTCACCTTGCGCCCGGCCGCGATCATGATTTCCTCCACGCTTCGACCCGTGGCCAGTGTTTTGGCCCTGGCATCATGCGGCAGCCAATCCATGCCATATAAATATCCCCTATCCTGCAGCACATTGATGTAGTGTTGTATTGGCATCTGATTGTTGCTGTAATAATCGATTAATCTGAGTTCGCCGCCGACAGTTTGCGCAAACCATATGCTGGTGTTGTCCGCCCAGCCCAGATCGAAGAAGGTATGCACCGGTTTTGCGGCGTCGTAAGGTACATGCCTGATACGGCCTTCTTCCTGGGCCAGCCTCAACTCCCTGGCGTAAATCGCGCCGTCCAGCGTCACACGGCAATGACCCTCCCAGACATTCAGGTACGCGTCGGGATCCCTGATTTTCAAGTCGTCCTTCTCGCGCAGCAACGTATCCGGAAACCACGGATTGTCATTCCAGTTGATCTTTACAACAACTGCTCCCGCCGGCGGATTGATAACAAACCGCTGATGCGTTTCGTCGGTCTCCAGCTCCGGGTTGTAGGTCACCCAGATTTCCGAACCTTGCTTGCGGACAGTGGGAACAAGCGTGTCCCAGCTTGGCTTGCTTACCGCCTGAGCTTCTTCCACCCAGACCCGGTCAATGCCCTCGAACGACTTTATCCGGGTGATGTTGTTACGCAACCCGGCAAACAAGAATTCGGAGCCGTTTCTACCCAGAATGATGTTGTTCTGCACCTCGTAAAATGATTCCAGGCCGATTTCAACAATCTGGGACTGCAACAAGTGATGCACCGACTCGATGATTGAATTCTGAAACTCACGTGCGCAGAGTATGCGCAGCGGTGCGGCGGCGGCTTGTATCAGCAATGCTCTGGCAACACTCCATGACTTTGCGCCGCCACGGCCGCCATATAAAATCTTGTACCTTGCCGCTTCGAACAGAAACCGGAGTTTTTCAGGAAATTCCGCCTTGTGCGCGGTCATGCCGCTATCGAATAGTCAGGAATCATGAGACCCAATACCTGGCTACTTGCCGGCAGCAAGCATTGCGACAAAGGCTACTTCGACCTTGTGCACGATCGGCTTGCCCGTATCGCCGTCTTCTCGCGTATTCAGCAATTTGTCACCGTATTTCTTGGGCGCGAGCCTCGCCGCATACCACTTGCGTGCGTCGATGCGGAGCTGGGAGCGTGCGATAACCTCGCGGTTCATCACTTCTTTTCCCTTCTCATCGGTATAGGTATCTTTTGATCCGTCATCCGAAATTTCTATGATTTCTTCGGCATAGGCATCCACGCAAAGCTCCTTCGCACGCAGGTATTGCTGCATGAGCACCGCATCGCTCGCCAGCCAGTTCCATAAGACCCGTTGACTGATACCAGTCTCCACACACATCGCCCGTGCCGATTTTCCCAGCGAAATACCGGTACAGATTGCGTCCACCAGTTCACGGGTTTTTATGGTCGGAGCCCCTCTTTTGCTGTTTGGGGCAGCATTTACCGGTTGCTTCGCTTTTTTCTGGAGTCTATGCTCATTCATGATCTGATTCTTTTAGCGGCAGACTGTTGCACCCCTTTACCGCCGCAAGCAATTTAATCTCGCATGCCCAGCGTTCTTCTATTTCGGCACGCAGCGCACGATTAATAGTCAAGGAGTCGTCCTTTGCGGATATGCGATCAACCGCGTAAGCTGATTTGCACTCTGCCGGTGTTTCAACCTGGCATAAAACGGCAACCGGCTTTTCGACCACCTGTGTCTGAATGACAGGTTTGCCTGCGCAACCACTCACCATTAATGCAAATAATGGCAGCGCCACGAGGCTAATGTGATAAGTCATGGCGTTGGCGGCTTTGCACATACTGTATTTGTTCCGTATTTATCATCTCGCATTGTTTGCCAGGTGTCGCTGCCGGAACTGGCCGAAGAGAGCGTATTTTTTTTGCGTTGCCGGTGTGTGTTGCCGCAGCGATTGCGGCTCCGCGCATCGCCTTGATCGCATCTTTTTCTCTTTTAGCGGTGGCTACTGTCAGTGCCTCCAGCGCCATGCGTACGGACTGAATATCAGTAGCGCATCTATCATTTGCCGCCGATAACATTGCATTGTTGGTATTAAGCCGCTGTATCTGTGCTGCCGCTCGCCAGTCACTAAATGCGAACCCGCCACCGAAGGCAAGCGCGGCAAGGACGGCAATCACTATTGCTGTAATCGCTGGACTAATCAT